TTATGATGAAGAAGAAGACGAGCCGATTAACGCTGGAATATATTCCGAATCTACTAACTCAATCGACGAACTCATTGAAGCAATCTTAGCAGAAGAAGAAGCAAAAGAAAATGAAGAAGTAATTGGTGAAATGTCTGATTCTAAAGATGAGGCAAAAGATGAAGAACTGAAAGAAGAGCTTGAAGAAGCTTATAAAACAGTAGAACATCTTAAATCAGTTATTAATGAAGTTAATCTTTTAAATGCAAAACTTCTTTACACAAACAAATTGTTCCGAAATTTTGAGTTGAGCGAATCACAAAAAATGAAAGTGATCGAAAACTTTGACAGAGCAGCTAATACAAGAGAAGCAAAACTAGTATTTAGTACTTTAGCAGAATCATTCCAAACGCCGAAGGCAGGAAAGAAAATTGTTAAAGAATCAAAATCAATGGCATCTCGTCCAGTAGCTACTACTGCTCCAAGTAAAAAAACAACTCAGGTATTAACTGAAGGCTTTGCACAAGCCAACCGTTGGAAGAAACTAGCGGGTTTAAAGTAAATTAATTTTAAAAAAGAAAAAGGAAAAGAAAAATGAGTCTTAATTCATTATTACAAAGTCCTGACGCTTCTCAAAGAACTGCTGTGAAAGCACACATTTCTAAATGGGAAAGAACGGGTCTATTAGAAGGTCTTAAATCAGAGACAGAAAAAGCCGGAATGGCTACATTGCTTGAAAACCAAGCAAGACAATTAGTAAAAGAATCATCTGCTACAGGTACGGCAGCAGGTTCTGAGGAATGGGCAGGAGTTGCTCTTCCATTGGTACGAAGAATCTTTGCTGAATTTGCAGCAAAAGAATTTGTATCTGTTCAACCAATGAACTTGCCATCAGGTCTAGTATTTTACTTAGACTTTAAATATGGTACAGCTCGTCCAGGATTTGACGATGATAACGCAGAAGGCGCTGGACATCCATTTGGTTCTCCAGAAGCTGACGATTCAATGTTTGGTGTAACTAATACATCAGGTGATCCTTCAGGTGGTCTTTATGGTGCTGGTCGTTTTGGATATTCTATTCCAAACGTATTAGCTTCCAACGTAACTGCGACTACTGGTTCTGGTGCTGCAGCAGCAGCTGCATCTAGTGCATCATTAAACTTTGATTCACTTTACACTGCAAATTCAGGTCAATATTTTGTATTAGAAGTTAATGTACCTACTGACGCTGATCCATTAGCTGTTAGATCATTTACATTGGCATCTGGTTCTGGTCAAACAGAAATTATTCCTGTACAAGCATTCTCAACTATTGATGCTAACTTTACTGCATCATTTGTTGTAACCGCTTCATTGGCTGACAACATTCAAGCAGCAATTGGTGCTAGTAATTTAGATCTTAACTATAGCAAAGCTCCAACCGATATTACAAGAGGTGACTTTGAAGATGCTAATCCGTTTAAAGGATCTGGTGCAGGTACTGGTATCGATAATGGTACAGATATTGACATTCCAGAAGTTAACTTGGAACTTCAGTCTGAGCCAATCGTTGCTAAGACAAGAAAACTAAAAGCTGTTTGGACTCCTGAGTTTGCTCAAGATCTTAACGCTTACCACTCAATCGATGCTGAAGCAGAATTGACTTCAATGTTGTCTGAGTATGTATCAATGGAAATTGATTTAGAGATTCTTGATATGTTGATTTCTTCTGCTCCGACTACTGAGTATTGGTCAGCAGTAAACAACGAGTTCTGGAACGGTACATCATTCGACGCTGCAGCTGCAGTTGGCGCTGGTGGGTTCTATAACACTCAAGGCGGATGGTTCCAAACTCTTGGTACTAAACTGCAAAAAGTTTCAAATAAAATTCATCAGAAAACATTGCGTGGTGGTGCTAACTTCTTAGTAACATCTCCAGCAGTGGCAACTATCCTAGAATCTATTCCTGGATTTGCTGCAGACACAGATGGAAATAAAATGGAATTTGCAGCTGGTGTACAAAAGATTGGTGCAATCAATAACCGTTACACAGTTTACAAAAACCCATACATGAAAGAGAATGTAATCCTAATGGGATTCAGAGGAGCACAATTCCTTGAGACTGGAGCAGTTTTCTCTCCATACGTACCTCTTATCATGACTCCATTGGTATACGATCCGGTAAACTTCACTCCACGTAAAGGTGTTATGACACGTTACGCGAAGAAAGTAGTTCGTCCAGAATTCTACGGAAAAGTATATGTCAAAGGATTAGAGACTCTTTAATATTTAAATAGTTAAACACTTTTTGATTTAAAGAATTAATAATTGAGTTTAAAGGGGGTGGCTTCGGTCATCCCCTTTTTTACTGTTTTTGATATTTATATAAAAAAGAAATAATATGGCAGTTCCAAGAATAAAATACGAAATGTTTGCTGATATTCGATATGAGGGTAGACTAGTAGATGTATTAGACCGTATACGAGCTATACGTTTAGTTTTAATGGTACATATAGAAAAAGACTTAGGACCAAAAAAAGAATTAATTAAAATTAAAATTCTAAGTCCATATCCCCCAAAACAAACATTTGACGCAATTCGACAAATTTGTTTAGGCAAGATAGAAACATTAACAGATCTATCTTACAGACAATCAACACTTACAAAATTAAGTTAATAAAGGTTATAAAAATGCCAACATCAAATCGGGTCAAAACCCCTCCAAAAAATAGTATTAAATTTTCTATAACATTATCAGAAGAACAAAAAATTGCAAAATCAAAAATATTAGAAACACCATTTAATTTTATATTAGGTAAAGCTGGTAGTGGTAAAACATTATTAGCAGTACAAGTAGCACTAGACAAATATTTTAAACGTGAAATAGATAAAATTATAATTACTCGACCAACAGTGTCAACAGAAGATAATGGATTTTTACCAGGTTCATTAGAAGAAAAAATGAGCGAATGGCTAGTTCCAATCAGAAGTAATATGCGAAAAGTATATAATAAACCTGAGCTATTAGAAAAAATGGAAAAGGAAGAAAATATTGAATTGGTTTCTTTAGCACACTTCAGAGGACGTACTTTTGATAATTCTATATGTATTGTAGATGAGTTTCAAAACTTAACTAAACAACAATTACAAATGGTATTGAGTAGATTAGGAAAAGGATCTACTATGATATTATGCGGTGATAGATATCAAATTGATTTAAAATTTAAAAATGATTCTGCAATACACGATGTTCCAAAAATTAAAGAATCTCGTTATGTAAATGAAACTATTTTAACAGATAACCATCGACATGAATCTTTAGAAGAGATTTTGAACCTTCTAAATGAAAAGTATTGATATTTATTATAAAGGATATTAATGGACTACTCAGAAAATAAACCAATATGGCCCGGAAGCTCTTCATTTAGCCCCGGAAAAACACCATTTGGTTTCTTTGATACTGATACAGCATTCCAATCAGAAGCTGACAGCTTTGCACAATTTGCTGCAAATAACGTCGGATATCCGATTATGGATGTTGAATTAATAGATATAAATTTTTATACAGCTTTTGAATCTGCTGTTATTGAATATTCTAATCAGGTAAATCAAATTAATATTGTTAATAATTTAATAAATACATTAGGTGTTGAAACGGGATCTGATTTTTTAACTAATGACGGATTCACCGGAGCGTTGGTAGGAGGTAATTTAAGCTATATAACTAGACTATCAAAAGCATATGGAACAGAAGCAGATTCAGGTGGTGATGTGCGTTGGTATAGTGCATCAATTGATGTTGTCAACGGCAAACAAACATATAGTATTAGAGATGCTGTATCTGCATCATTAGGAGTAGATATAACAGATAATAACGGCGTTGAGATACGTAGAGTACTTCATGCACCACCTCCCGCAATTGTTAGATACTTTGATCCATTTGTAGGAACAGGTATGGGTTCACAAAACATGATGGATGCATTTGACTTTGGTGGATTTTCTCCTAGTGTAAACTTTATGATGATGCCATTACATATGGATTTGTTCCGTATACAAGGTATTGAGTTTAATGATCGTATACGTAAATCAGCATTTTCTTTTGAGATTCATGGAGATGACATTAAATTATATCCAGTACCTGGTACTCAGGGAACAATATCTACTCCGTTTTATGATAAGGTTTGGTTTGAATTTATATATGAAAAAGATAAAACTAATAGCGGTGTGTTATTTGGGAATAGCGCACTTCTAAACGGAGTAGTGTCAGACGCATCTAATATACCATATTCATATCAAAAATACGCTAACATTAATGATATGGGCCGTAGTTGGATATATAGATATGCATCTGCCATTGTGAAAGAAACATTAGGCTATGTACGTAATAAATATTCGTCAGTCCCAATACCAGGTGGAGAGGTAACCTTAAATGGTGCTGATCTAGTATCACAAGGACAATCCGAAAAAGAAGCATTGATAACACAACTTAGAGAATTTTTAGACAAGTTAACTAAAGAACAGATGTTAACAAGACAAAACACAGAAGCAACACAACAAATGGAAATATTAGGAAAAGTTCCATTAAAAATATATGTAGGATAGGAGGTAGATTATGGCATTGTTCGGAGGTCAGAGAGATGCTAAATTTTTAGCTTCAATTAATTCAGAACTAATAAACGCTGTCATTGATACAGAAATTGAATTTTATAAACTTGTTGTTGAGTCATCGAATTCGAATTTATACGGTGAGTCTGAATCTAAATCATATTATGACTCTATATTGATTCCATGTCTAATTACTAAAGACGATAAAAATTCTAGTATGGATGATTATGGACATACATATACTCGTACTTCTAAATTTGCTATTGCTCGTGACATTCTAGTAAAAGCAGACTTTTATCCAGAAGTGGGTGATATTGTTTTTTGGGATAATGAATATTTTGAATTAGACAACGTAGATTCTAATCAATATTTTGTAGGTAAAAATCCTGAAACATGGCCTAATGGAACAGATCATGGATATAGTGTGTCAGTAGTTGTTGATGCACATGCAACTAGACAAACGCCGCAAGGTATTTTAGATATGCGCTTTGGTGGTAATAATAATTCACCTGCATATAAAGGAGATTAATGCCAAAGTATAATAGAAAAAATATCGACCGAAAAACAAATAAACCAAATCCCGATAGAACAGAGGGATTGGGAGCCGATCCAATCTTAAATAGAGCGGAACAGACACGTCGTGATGATGATGTAATTCGAAGTGCATCTCGTACGATATATGATATTGACTATGCAATAAAATGGTATATTGAAAATGAAATAGAACCTCAAATTACAGCAAATAAAAATTTAATATCAGTTCCTACTATTTTTGCTAATGGTGAAAAGTGGGATAATGTTCGTAGATTAGGATATATACGAGACGAAAAGGGAATGTTACAATCTCCTTTATTAATGCTTAAACGAAATTCAATGTCAGAACGAGACAGCAGAAAAGGTTTAGATGTTAACAGAAAATTAACTGATAATCGTTTAATTTATCGATCTAAATATAATAGTAGAAATAGATATGAAGATGAACTATTTCCTATACCAACAAATCCTAAACAGAAATCACAAAAAGTATTTGTAGTAGATGTTCCTAAATATGTTACTATTGAATATGACTTGATGCTCTGGTGTGATTTTACTACACAAATGAATGAATTGGTAGATCAACTATTACCATATGGTAGATTTGCATGGGGAAATGAACAAAATCGTTATGAAACTATAATTGGAAATGTAAGTTTTGAAACGGTTAATACGGTAGGAGAAGATCGATTAGTTAGAGCCACAATACCATTAACAGTACACGGAACATTGTTATCAGAACACGAAACCAAAATATCTACACTGCAGAAAATGTATTCAGTAAAAAAATTAGTATTTCAAACGGTTGTCGATATTGATAGTAATATATTTGAAACAACAAAAATTCCTATTCAATTATTAAATTCATCACAAACTATTGTAGGTGGAGGTACTGTAATTGTTAATGGTGCAGGAGGTAGTCGTACAACAATAGATGGTAATGCGTTAACATATTTAACTACATTGACAGATAAAACTGCAACATATGTATCTGCTACTACGGTAACAGTAAATGCAAAACCAGCAATCAATCCAACCAATCTACAATTTGCAAATGTAAATGAGTTTGACATATATGTTAATGGACAATATATTGATAGTAGTGGGTACACGTGGACGCCAAATGATGATACAATTCAAACAATAGTATTTGATACTAATGTATTGGGTTATGATATTATAGATACCGATGCAATTATTATTAATGGGAGATGGCAATAATGGCTAGACAGATTAGACCGGGACAAATACAAACGGGGTCTTTATATAATATATCCTCATCATTTGCAGTAACTGCTTCTCATGCATTAAATTCAACATCACCATTCCCATTTGTTGGCGATGCTCAAATTACCGGCTCATTAGATATAAATGGAACCGGCGGAGATATATTTCTTATTAAATCATCATCATTTGGTGTTGTAAGTGTAGAAGAAACCGGCGCTGTTACAATAACTAATAATGCACCGACAATGTTTTTAATCAGAGATACATCATTTGCTCCCATATTAGCAGTATCAGAAAGTGGTGTAGTTATATTTGCAACTCAATCACAAGAACTAACAACGACAGCACCAATTGGTGCAATATATTTTACATCATCTAGTTTATTTGTAGGACTAGATTAATTTTAAGTACACATATATTTATATAAAAAACAAAGGAATAAAAAATGGCAGATTGGAAAAAGGTAGTCGTTTCCGGCTCAGCAATATCACAGTTAGATAACGATGCTGGATATTTAACCGCAGTAACAACGCAAAACGCTTTTGCAACAGCATCCTTCGATGGCACTGAATTATTAGCAAACGATGCTAATGGAAATTTAACCTTTGCTTCTTCATCAGATCAAGGACTTACTATTTCAGCTGATGCAGGTACCGATACTCTAACTTTTGGATTATCTGCAATCCCAAATACATCACTTGCTAATTCTACAATTAGTGGAATTTCATTAGGCAGTAATTTAAATAATTTAACAGACGGAAATGGTATCACAGAT